GATCTAAGACATATTGCTATTGGAAATAATGATCCAGATATAGAAATACTTCCATACATAAAAGATGTTCTATATAGATGGGATTATTCATACAATGCACCGTGCATAAAAATATGGCATCAGCATGATTTAAACGCTTTCTATGGTAAAGGAAAAAGGATTGGAATGCCGATATTTGAATTAGAACAATTCAATCCATTAGAGTTGCATTCCCTAAACAATCCAGATCGACTGTTTGTTTGCTCTAATTGGGCAAGATCAGTTTTAAAAAATAATCTACCAAATTTTTCTGGTTCTATAGATGTTGTGCCACTTGGTGTTGACAATTCTATTTTTAAACCATGTCCATTACCATCAGTGAAGAAAACTATTTTTGGTAATTTTGGAAAATTTGAAGTTAGAAAAGGACATGATATTCTTCCAGAAGTTTTTAATAAAGCCTTTACAGAAGACGACGATGTTCTTTTAGTAATGATGCCAAGTAATTTTTTCTTAAATCCACATGAAGTTGAATCATGGGTTAAGAGCTTTAAAAATACTAAACTTGGCGATAAGATACTATTTATTGAGAGACAAAAAAGCCATTCAATGGTGTATAATATAATGTCACAAATACACTGTGGAATATTTCCTTCAAGAGCAGAAGGATGGAATTTAGAAGCACTGGAGTTATTAGCTTGCGGAAGGCATTTAATAATAACAAATGCTACCGCACATACAGAATTCTGTAATAGTGAAAATTCTTATCTTGTTGAAATGACTAGTGGATACGAAAAAGCTAAAGATTTTAAATTTTTCGATGGCTCTTTTGAATGGAGAAAAATTGGAACTGACGAAATAGATCAAATGGTTAATCACATGAGGACTATTCATTCAAAAGTACAGAATAATCAATTAGAAGTAAATAATGCTGGTATATCAACTGCACAAAAATATAGTTGGAATAATACAGCATTAACTATTGAGAAATTATTAAACTAATAATGGAATGTTTTTCAGTTAATATATATCTAAGAATAATTACCACATCAGAAGAAGATGGTAAAATATTAGTATTTCTAGATGAAACTGGAGAGTTTCCAAAAATATCATTAGCTAGTAATACTCACTTAGATACTCAAATAAGAGAAAAATTATTTGAATATTTCTATGATAATGACATATTTTTAATCAATTCTACAAAACAAGTATCCACAATTACAAATAATAGTAATAATAATTTAGATATAATCTACAACTTCATAACTACCAATACTGCTTCAAAAAAAGGGTCATTCATATATTTTAATAAAAATAGTATTGAATTATATAGAATGATAAATAGTAATAAAATATGAGCAATGGATACATAAAAATAGATATAGAAGACTCTACTCCTTTTATAACAGTTGAGTATGAAGATTTAGCAACATTTAAAGATTTAATGTTTTTTATATTATCTCCATCTGGTATGGAATTATTTTGTCAAACTATAGAAAAAGATCTAGTAGAAAACAATAAAGCTGATGAATTAAAAATACTAAATGCAATGATAAAATTAATTAATAGCCAATATGATGTTGTCGATGACGAATTTATTAGTCCAAGCTCTTTTAGATGAGGAGGTATTTTATGAACTCTGTTAGAAAAATAGCTTGGGAAAAATTTACTCCAATATCTGAGAGTGGCACTGGCCAAACAGAGGAAGAAAAAGATATAGATGAAGAATCTGAGGAATTTGATGAGGAACAAGAAGGATTAGTTAATCTAATTAATCTTGAAGATGTTCTATCAAGAAGAAAAGTTAAAACGCCATTTGGATACTACGATCTGAATGATGACTTTTCACCATATAATATGTTTGAATGCTGGATAGGACACACTAATTTTAGATTAACAAAAAGCGATTTTAATATTCTAAATTCTAAAATAGAAGGAATAGGATGCTTAAAAATCCTATCTCCCTACAGATTCTTTATAGGTATTGAAAAAATGTTTACGTTTCCTGCCGTAAGAATTCAAATACAAAAAGATCTTTGTAATAATTTAGAAATACAAGATGATATAAATGTATTAAATAATAATGTTGATTACACAATAAATATGGTAATATCAAAAATTAACGATGCTCTTTTTAGTATTAGAGATTCAGAAAAATGGGCAGTTTTTATAAGCCGTGATGGTAATGTAGAGACTATCAAAAACTCCGAATTTGAATCGGATATAGACTATCAAAACAAGCTAAAAAACTTGAAATCTCTAAAAAATGGAAATATTATTACATACGATAGCTTGTAATGGTGTATATAAATACGGGAAACGGAACATAATTATTAGGAAAATTGGGAAATTGGCTATTAAAGCTATAGGAGAATATCATGGCTTTACTACCAAGCGGTTATATTTATGCCACAACTGGCAATTACAATCTACCAACTGAAAAGGTAGACGGCGGTACTGTCGTTGGTGTTACATCAGCAACAAATACAACAACTGGTCCAATTACTCGTACTTTTCCACTAACATCAAATGCCATAGAAGGCTCTATTGATAGAAGAGTGGTTGTAGTTGCTGCGTCTGGTGCAGCACATGCTTATAGTGCTACCAAGGCTTTTGCCGCTGGCACTTTTGCATACGATCAAGATCAGTTCATGATTAGAACAGTTGCTACAAAGATTAATAATGTAGCAAGTACGCTTCTTTCAATCAATGGTCTTCCAGCAAATCGTCCACACACGCTTATTAGTAACAAGTCTAAGGGTGCTAAAACATCAACTGCACACAGAAGTGGTTACTGGAATGGTGTTGGCATTGCTAATCAAAGAACAAATTGGAGCACACCACCTGCATCCAATAATGTCAATTATGTTCTTCCAACTAACAATGCATCTAATGCTGCTGATCAAGGTCAGTTTGTAACATACAAGAGTGTTCCAGGTGAACTTGCTTACATGTATGGTGCAATTGATCCAAAACTTCAAGATTATCCAGCTAACTAAATGATGTATTCAATCGCCCCCCATTAATTTGGGGGGTGATTACTTTTGGGAGAAACATTATGAATTTTCCTTTTTTAAGTAATACAGCAACTGAATTAGGAATAGTTGGCTTAACTGTATCTTCATTGATCGGCCTTCTATATTATACGATTATGTCTTCTAATAAGCGTGAGGATAAAAGAACACAGTCTTTTCAAGAAACTATCTGCCAAATACATGATATGCATAAAGATGAACGATCTGAATGGCGTGAAGATGCTAATTTAAGACAGTCTCAAACAAATGAGGCTATTAAAGAGTTATCTAATGCTATACAAGATTTAATCAAAAATAATGATGCTGTTTTAAAATTAGAGACAAGGTAAAAAAATGGCTTTATCAATAACATCTTCAACTAGTTATAAAACAAGCTTCTCATTAACTGAATCTAGATCTAATGAATCTATTTCATTAACAGATTCAAATAGTTCATCAAGTTCATATACATATGGAAGCGGAAATAATGAAATAACAAATGCTGTTTCTATTACTGGAGTTCTATCATCTGGCGGTTCTACACAGATAGATCTTTATAGTATTAATCAAACAACATTTAGTGCAACTCAATCGATTCAATTCACAGGAGTAAAAAACTTTACTGTATATAACACTTCATCGACTAGAGGTTATGATTTTACAATTGTAGCAACTGGAACGTCTGCTTGTACAAATCTTTTCAACGGAGGAAGTGGTAATCTCTTAGTTAAACCCTATTCTATATTTACCTATAATGATCCATTTGATGGATGTACGGTAAGTTCTGGACAAAGATATCTTTATTTAAAAGATCTCGGATCTGGTGTATCTTATAAACTTTTTGTTCTTGGTTTAGATTAGGAGAAATAACATGGGTTCAAAATCTTTTTCTTTAAATACTAACGATCTTGTCAAAGTAGCAAAGAACGCTGCTTTAGTTGGTCTAGCCGCTTTATTAACATATGTTGGCGAAAATCTTACTAAGGTTGATCTTGGTGCTGCTGGAGTAATGTTAGTTCCTGTAGTAACTGTGGTTATTGATTCTTTAGTAAAGTGGGTAAGGGACAATACAAAAGAAACAAAGTGAAATTATGTTCGATAAACCTAGCGATCTGTTAAGAGCCTATAAAAATGGTTTTATAGGCTCACAATGCGACCCAGAGGATGTCGATAAGCTTCTTGGAGAATTACCACATCCTCTGTTTGGTGCGGCAGCATATAATTTACATGGGACCGGAAAAGGAAAAATAGCACTTTTATATAAGTCTGTTCAAAAGTTTGATCCAACATTTGGTGCTCACGAAAGACAATCTGTTGGTGATTGTGTTTCACATAGTACACGAAATAGCGTGGACGTTACACGTTGCCATGAAATCATTGGTGGTCAAAGAGAAGAGTTTGTTGTAAGAGGTGCTACTGAAGGTATATATGGTGCTAGAGGTCATGGTGGTGAAGGAATGTCTTGTTCCGTTGCTGCTAGATTCGTACACCAGAATGGTGGTATCTTATTAAGACAGAAGTATGGTAATGTAGATCTGTCTAAATATGATGGCAGACTTGGTGCTTCATGGGGAAGATCGGGTCCACCATCTGAATTAGTACAAGCCGCTAAAAAACATCAAGTTAAAACCATCAGTATGATTACTACTGTTGATGAAGCTAGAGATGCTCTTGCCAATGGTTATGCTATTAGTGTATGCTCTGGATATGGATTTAGTTCACGCAGAGATAAATATGGTATAGCTAAAAGAAGTGGATCTTGGGCTCATGCGATGGCTTGGGTTGCGATGGACGATACTCATGAAATATATAATGAGACATTATTTTTAATCCAAAATTCTTGGGGAGTTTGGAATGGTGGCGATAAACGACATGATCAGCCAGATGGTAGTTTTTGGATTAGAGAAAGCGATGCCGCTGGAATGTTAGCCCAAAATGGATCATGGGTATTTAGTGATGTTGATGGCTTTCCTCCAAGAAAAGTACAATGGACATTAGACACTGTATTTTAATAGGCTTTGTATGAAAAATAAAATTATCTTATCATTAATCTTAGTATTATCTTCACAATATGTTTATTCAGATGATAATATTTTATCAATGTATTCTAGCTTGGTTAAGCAATGGAAGGAAGACATTGCAAATGCATTTGACATGGCAGAAAAGGAAGTTTACAATGTTGTGCCATCACCAAATAATGAACCTGTACCAGACCCAGATCCAAAAAAATGTGCATGTAAGGGTACTGGAAAAATAGTTCAAGGCGACGGTCACGTTACACCATGTCCATATCATAGTTCATCTGCTGCACCGTCTGCAACAGTAGAAGTGAAAAATATAACAAATTTTACATGTAAATGCGAAACTAGATGTGCTTGTAAAACCTGTCAATGCAAGAAAGTGGAGAAGAAGTAATGTTTGATATTGAGTTCTTACTAAAAGCTGTTGCCTTAGTAGTGGCAATTGGATTATTACTTTCTAGTATAGATGTTTCTTATCTATTAACTAAATTATTTGTCAAAGAATCAAAACCAGTAGTAGATACTGATGTTGCAGTTGATAATGGTAATAAATTTCTAGCTACTATGGAATTATGGTTTTTGCTTAAAAAGAAGTGTGACGAATCATCATTGACTGCCGCTTCTAAAAAAATGGATGAAGTATTTCCTCTATTAAATGATAATATAGAGGAGAAGTAAAATGCTAAGAATACTTGTTGCTATAGGATTATTATGGTTTGTATTTTTTGGATCTATTCCAAATATAGATATAAAACCAATTCCAGATAAAATAGATGAAGTTAGTTCTATTTTAGATATTACTCAGCCATCTGATGAAATTCTAAGTAAAGTTAGACCAGTGGCTAAATTAGTTACAGATACAGAAGATAGAGCCAAGATCGCTCTTTTTAACTATGAATTTTCTCAAAGAGTTTTGAAATATGATACTGATGCACAAAAGCTAAATGATCTTTATTCTAAAGCCGGAAGTAATTTTTTCCATGGTTCGTTAAAAGGTAAGTATAGTGGATTTGCCGATTCATTAAAAGTTTTATTTGAATCAGTTGTTGGTTCAGATAATCATGTTTTAACTACGCAAGAGAAACAAGCTTTAAAGGAACTATTTAGTGGCCTATCTTGGGCATTAATAGAAAAGTAATATGGATATATCTTATATAAAAGATGCTATAGAACAAGCCTTTTCTAAGGCTGGATTTAATATTGCAAAGTTTGCTATTTCATGCCCATCACCACTATCTGTTATAATTGAAAAGAATGACGATGGTGTCAAATTAACATTTATACAAAACTTTCCAACAATTAAAACTACTAAGTTTTTTCTATCCATTAAAACAGAAGTTGAAGGAATTTTTCTAGGTAAAGATGGTGGCTCTATAAAGCTAAGACATTTTCCAGATTTTAATTTCAAATATAGTGATGACAATACTGAATTATTTGGTTCTAGTAATTTTAATTTAGATAATATACAGCAAGAAATAAATACTAAGTATTCAGACAGAAAAAGAAAAAGAATAGCAGACCTTGCTTTAACATATGCAAATGAATGGGCGAACATAGCCAGCCAAAATGGGGTTGTCTTTAGTGGTTGCGAACAGACCAATAAGGATAAACTAAGCAATGATTGCTATCAATTTGTGTATGAAAATATAATTAACTCAAAAGAAATAGAAGCAAAGTCCGCAGCATTAGCATTTATACTGCTATATTTTATATTGCCAACAATAATTAATTGGGTTGTAAAAAGATTTTTAGATCAACTATTTAATCAACAGCCCTTAAATTATACGGCTTAATATGAAAAATATAATTACTGCTATAGCACTACTATTTTTTGGTAACTTTGATTTTCTTGAAGATCAAAATACAACCAATAAAAGAATATTTTATTTCACAGCCTCTTGGTGTGGTCCTTGTAAAAATTTTAAAGACAAGGAAATACCAAAGCTGAAATCTTTTGGTTTAAGCTCTAGTGAAGCAAATGACGATACTCTATCTAATATAGAGATATATGATATTGATCTCCATAAAGACTTCTATGAACAATTGAAAAAAGACAGCAGGGTTGTTCCCCTTTTTATTTTTTTAAATGATGAAGGGATTGAGTATGCTAGATTAACTGGCTATCAATCTGCTGAAAATATCTTTAAGTTATGGAATCAAAAGAGCGGCCTTGACTTTAAGAACTAATGGTGCATAATATGAGATATGCAAGTATTTTTTAAGATGTTCAAGCTAAAATAGGAATATGCCATTGCCAGCCTTTGCTGGTATTTTTTATAATTTTAAGAACGGAAAATTGGAATATGAAAGTACAAAAAAGAAATGGAGAAAAAGAAGATTTCTCCGTAGAGAAAATACACAAGGTATTAGAATGGGCAACTGATGATATTAATGGAGTATCATTTTCGGACGTTGAAATGAATGCCCATCTATCTCTATATGATGGTATTACTAGCGAAGAAATACACCAGATATTAATTAAATCTGCTAATGATCTAATATCAAAGAACGCACCAAACTATCAATATGTTGCGGCTAGATTATTAAACATGCATCTTAGAAAAACAGTATGGGGATATGGAGATAAGCCAACAAACTTTCTAACTTTTCTACAAAGAAATGTAGATAATGGAATATATGATCCAGCAATACTTTCAAAGTGGTCAAATGAAGATATTAAAACATTAGAAAAATTCATTGATCATGATAGAGATAATTTATTTACATATGCTGGATTACAGCAACTAATTGATAAATATCTAGTAAAGAATAGAACTACTGGAAAAATATATGAAACTCCACAGTTTGCATATATGTGCATAGCCATGTGTTTATTTGATACTATTGAAGATGTTAAGAAAGCATACGATTGTTATTCAACTTTCCAGATTAATTTGCCAACTCCAATTATGGCTGGAGTGAGAACAAATATTAGACAATTTGCAAGTTGCGTTTTAGTTGATGTTGATGATAATTTAGATGCTATTTTTTCTAGCCTACATGCCGTTGGTAAATATACAGCCCGCCGTGCAGGAATTGGATTGAATATTGGTCGTATGCGTCCAATCAATTCGCCCATTCGTGGAGGCGAAGTTATCCATACTGGTCTTATACCATATCTTAAAAATTTTGAATCTGCCGTTAAGTCTACTAGCCAGAATGGGCTTCGCGGAGGCTCAGCCACTGTTCATGTTCCGTTCTGGCATTATGAGATTGAGGATATTCTAGTTCTTAAAAACAATGCTGGAACAGACGATAATAGAGTTAGAAAGCTAGATTATTCTATTCAGTTCTGCAAGTTATTCTATGATCGTTTAATCAAGAATGAAGAGATTACTCTATTTAGTCCAAACGAAGCAGTTGGGCTATATGAAGCTTTTGGAGATAATGATAAGTTTGAATCGCTCTACTTAAAGTATGAAAATTCTAGAAATATTAAATTCAAGAAAAAGATATCATCAAGAAAGCTAGCCGAAATATATGCTAGAGAAAGACTAGAAACTGGCCGCATTTATTCAATGAATATAGACAATGCTAATGAAAATGGCTCATGGGGTGTTCCATGCTACATGTCTAATCTTTGTCAAGAAATTATTCATCCAACCAAGCCAATTCAATCTATTAATGATCCAGAAGGTGAAATAGGCATTTGCATTCTTTCCGCACTTAATTTACTAGAACTTTCTAGTGATGAAGATATTGAAGAGGCTTGCAGAATGGCAGTTAGAACGCTAGACTCTGTAATTGATTATCAGCATTATCCAATTCTTGCTGGCGAAAACTTTACAAAAAATCGTAGATCAATTGGTATTGGTATTACTAATCTAGCTGGATTTTTAGCAAAAAATAAATTGTTCTATGATGATAAAGAAACACTAACTGTTGTGCATGAATTAATGGAAAAGATTCAATGGCATTTAATTAATGCTAGTTGTGATCTTGCCAAAGAAAAAGGACCATGCCCAAAGTTTAATGAAACAAAATATGCTCAAGGTCTTTTACCAATAGATTGGTATAAAAAAACTGTTGATGAGCTTGTAAAGCCAAAATATATTATGGATTGGGAATTCTTGCGAGAAAAGATAAAGCAGTTTGGCTTGCGTCATTCAACGCTATCTGCTATAATGCCATGCGAAAGTAGTTCAGTAATTCAGAATAGTACCAATGGTATAGAGCCTGTTAGAAATCTACTTTCTTACAAGAAGGCAAAGAATGGTGTTCTAAAACAATTAGTGCCAAACTTCTACAATAGAAAAAATTATTATACCACAGCCTGGAATCTAAAAGATAATAAAGCTATTATTAATATTACTGCAATTCTACAAAAATTTGTTGATATGAGCATTAGTGTCAATTTATACTATAATTACGCACATTATCCAGATGGTAATATTCCATTAAGCGTAATCATTAAAGATCAAATTTATTCTTACAAGTATGGGCTTAAAAACCTTTACTATGCAAATACACCAGACGGTGATGGCGAAACAGAAAAAGACAACAACTGTGAAAGTGGAGCATGTGCTATATGAAAACTATATTTAATACTAAAAATATTGATCCAATGAGTCAGCCACTTTTTCTAGGCAAAGATCTTGGAGTGCAAAGATACGATATTGTTAAATATCCTATATTCAAAGATCTTGATAGCAAGCAGATGATGAATTTCTGGCGTCCAGAAGAAATAGAATTAAAGAAGGATAGGGGTGATTTTCAAACTCTGACAGCAAATGAAAAGTTTATTTTTACTTCTAATTTAAAATATCAAACAATGCTTGATAGTGTTATTTGCCGTGGAGTACCAACACTATTAGAATATGTAACAAATACTGAATTAGAAGCATGTTTAATGACTTGGCAGTTCTTTGAAAAAATTCATTCACAAAGCTATAGCTATATTATACAGAACGTCTATGCAGATAGCTCTGAAGTCTTTGGTGGAATATATGAAGATGCTGAAATTATTAAAAGAGCAAACAGAGCTATTGAAGACTATAATAATCTCATGGGCATGAACTCTGATAGTACAAAAACATCAGATCTAAAGAAGCAAATTTACATGACCCTCATTAGTATTAATATACTAGAAGCTGTAAGATTCTACGTTAGTTTTATCTGTTCATTTGCTTTTGCTGAGAATAAGAAGATGGTTGGCAATGCAGATATTATTAAACTTATTAAGCGTGATGAAGCTTTACATTTGAAAAATACACAAGAAATAATTAAAATCCTACAAAGAGAAGAATGTGAAGGTTTTGTTAAAACCGCTGAACAATGCGAAGAACTTGCCATTCAAATGTTTGAAAGTGCCGCAAAAGAAGAGAAGGAATGGGCATCTTACTTATTTAAAGATGGATCAATTATTGGCTTGAATGAAAATGTTCTACATCAATATATTGATTGGCTATGCATGAGTAGAAGAAAGAACATTGGCCTGCCATATGATAATGTTGGTAAGAATCCAGTTGCTGGATGGACAGAGCCATGGATGAATAGTGAAAGTGTTCAAGTTGCACCACAAGAGCATGAAATCACTTCATATAAGATTGGTGCAAGCAAAAATGATTTGAATGATATTGATTTTGGAGATATAAAACTATGAGTAATTATATTGGAACAGAATATGGACAAACTGTAGAAAATCCATATGCAAGCCTAGTTGATTTAATAAATAAAATTATCACTTGGCACCATGATAGAAATTTAATTGATGGTAGCACAGATAAGGATCAAACATTAAAACTACTGCAAGAACTTGGTGAGTTATCAGATAGCGTATGTAAGAATAAAGATATTAGAGATGATCTTGGCGATATGATGGTTGTTATGCTAAATATTATGGAAAGAAATAATATCACACTAGTCGATTGTTTAGCAAGAGCCTATGATGATATTAAAGATCGTAAAGGAAAAATGATTAATGGAGTTTTCGTAAAACAACAAGACTTATGAGGTAAATCATGCCAATTCCTAAAAGAAGAAAAGATGAAGACAGAACAGACTTTTTATCTAGATGTATGGGTGATTCTGTAATGAATAAAGATTATCCAGACAATGGACAAAGATATGCCGTATGTATTTCTTCTCTCAAATCATCAAAGGCAGAAGAAATTAAAGATAATTACTATGATCAAACTTTTGGTTCGACAGAACTAATTGTCGATGAAGAAACAATGTATATTCCAGCAGAAGCCGAATATGTTGATTTTGGCGAAGAAGTTGAAGAGTATACAGTTGGTAAGCCCGGTCTATGGGAAAACATTCGCAAGAAGAAGGAACGTGAGGGTAAAAATTATAGACCGGCTAAACCAGGAGATCCAGACAGACCAAGCAAAGAAGCATTAAAAAGAGCACAGTCAAATGGAGATGGTTCCATGCAAGCTTCTCAATTAAAGAAGATGCATGAGCAGCTTATGATGCTGGTTAGGGTTGTAGAAAATATTCCAGTAGAATTTGATGATTGGGCTAAAGATAAGATATCCAAGGCTGAACATTATATTGAAGCTATTTACGATTCTATTTTTTATAAAGCACCAGAAATTGAAGATCCCGAAGAAGAAGAAGAGGAAAACGAAGAAGAAGACGAAATGGAAGATACAACTGAAATGCCAGAAGACATGATGGAATATGCTGCTGAAAATGGTAAAAAGGTAAAACTTAATAAGCCATTTAGAACACCAAAGGGTCCAAAGAAGTTCTCAGTTTATGTTAAGAATGATAAAGGTAATATTGTTAAAGTTAACTTTGGTGATCCAAATATGGATATCAAGAGAGATGATCCAGAAAGAAGAAAGAGCTTTAGAGCTAGACATCAGTGTGATACTAATCCCGGTCCTAAATGGAAAGCTAGATATTGGAGTTGCAGGTTTTGGGAGGCTGGTAAGCCAGTGAACAAACTTACATAAATCTCATAATTATAATAAGAGAATACAATGAGAAAAAATAGATCCAATAATCATAAAATTATTAAAAATAAGAAACAAGCACAGCAAGAAAAACGTAATGCTATTAAAATTGTAGAAGCAAAAACAGATAATCACAAGGAGTATATTAAATCAATAACTACAAATGATATTACAATCTGTATTGGACCTGCGGGATGTGGCAAGTCCTACATAGCCGCTGGAATGTTTGCACAGTATTTACATTCTGGTAGATATAACCAGATAATAGCTACTCGACCACTTGTATGTGCTGGAAAAGATATTGGATCTTTACCGGGTGAAATGAATGAGAAAATAGCACCATATTTAAAACCAATAGAAGAAAATATTAGAAGTTTTCTTGGCATATCAAACTACGGTCAATATTTTAATGATGGTCGTATTAGATATGAACCATTGGAATTAATGCGTGGTGCTACATTCTCAAATTCATTAATGATTCTTGATGAAGCACAGAATTGCACTTTAGAACAAATAAAAATGTTTATTACCCGTATGGGTGAAAACTCTAAAATTATTATTAATGGTGATCATAAGCAAGCAGATATTAGGGTAAATGGTTTAACTACTATATTATCTAAATTATCTGGTATTGATGGCATTGGTATTTGTAGATTAACTATTGATGATATTCAAAGAAATGGAATCATTGGAAAAGTTCTTAAAGCTTTGGAGGAATAAATGCCGACTTATGACTATGAATGTAGTAATTGTGGCCACAAGATAGTTGATTTTTATCAATCAATTAATTCAGAAGCAATTACATATTGTAATGAATGTAAACAGAATACATTAGAAAGATTGATTTTTTCTCCATATATTGCTGTTAAGGGAGAAGCAAAAACTATAGGACAGCTAGCAGAACGTAATAGCAATAAATTTGGTAAATCACAAGTTGAAGATAAAATAAATAAGGATAAGGAATCTAAACAGCAGGCTTTGAAAGAAGCTAAAAAAGAGATTCGTTCTAAGATTAATTCAATGTCAGAAACTCAAAAGCGGAGATATATTGAAGATGGAAAAGTTTGATTCTGTAATATTAATTAATCCAAATATTGGAGAATATTATGGAAATAATGTTTTTTTAAGAATTTTAACTAAAGATGAGATTGAATTTCTGCAAGAAGAGATTATAATAGAATATAGAAAAAAGCATAATTCTTATGTAGAATGTATGAAAGATTTGAAAGATAAACTTCAAAAAATTAAATCTATACTGGAGGGCTAGTTATATGTCAGATAAGGTAAATAAGCCAAAGTCAAAGAAGGAAGTAGAACTATCTAAGGCTGAAAAGTTTTATGTAGATAGTAATTGCGGTATATTAAGTTTAGAAGAATTGTGTAGTGATCTTGGTTGTGAGACATCATATATTGAGAAATATTATAATGAATGCGTTGACAAAAACAGCCGTTCTAATACAATAGATAAGCTAATGATTGTAAATAGCAAGAGTGGATATGCCATTATGAGTAAGGAGGCATCGGAAAAAGGTGAATCAACCAGAAAAAAAAGCTCGCCCCCATTGTCAGAACACATCCATAAAATCAGAAAAGATAGATAATAGGAAGCAGAATAAGCCAAAGGAATGCAGTGAGAAAACTCCATTTAAGTCCAAATATAAAGAAGGATATATTACCCCGGCTAACTTTTTAGCTGAAATGATTTTTGATAAACGTAATGAGTTTTTCAATAATGGTAAATGTCCAGAAAGATTTTGGATTACAGGGAATAAATTACATGGAGCATATAAAGGACAAGTAATTGCTGCATCTAAACTATTGAAAAAATATAATGCTGAATCTATTATAAAAGCATTAAAATCAAATGACGCTAAGTTTATATTCAAGTTACAGGATAAAAAACTAGAGCCGATCATTAAGAAGTTTGAAGATAGCCGAGTTGACAAGCAACTAGTTCAGAGCTATAATGAGAATGAAGAAGTATCAAAACCTTTTCGTTCTGGGAAGAAGAACATTTTGAAGGATCTTTAATTTATGTCTAAAGAGAAGAAAAAAGTTGATTTAAGTAATGACAAGGCAATACAGAAAGCGTTTGGAAAAGTAGTATCAAAGGGGTCTGAATTAGTTTCAGCAAAAAAGAATCTAAAACCAGTAAGTGTTAGTCCAGCTTTAGATCTTGCCTTAAATGGTGGTCTATTGGAGGGAAGCTGGACTATTATATCAGGTGATCCAAAAACTGGCAAAAGCACTACCTGTTTACAAATATGCAAGAACGCACAAGATGAAAACAGGCCAGTAATTTATATAGACGGTGAGAGCCGCTTAAAAGCATATAATCTTGTTGGCATTGAAGGTTTAGATCTAGACAAGATACAAATTATTCATAGTCCAGAAGATGGTGAATCTCTGTCCGCAGAAGACTTTCTTGATATTGCTGAAAGTCTAATGAAGCGTCCAGAAAATAATGGTGCTATCTGCGTTATTGATTCATGTTCATCCCTAGTTCCAAGATCAGAACTTGAAGAGAGTTCATCAGCATCTTTAAGAGCTAGTCTTCCAAAATTATTATCGCATTGGATCAAAAAGAACGCACAAACAGTGGTTAAGAATAAAATCAATGTATTGATAATTACGCACTATATTACTAATACCTCTGGATATGGTAAAGTAAAAATTCCAGATTGTGGAGTAATGGTACAATATCAGGCAGATACTAGACTTGATATTGCTAAAGTAGAGCCATGGGAAGAAAATAATAAGAAGGTTGGACAACTTGTTCATTGGAAAATTAGTTGCTCATCAATGGGTGCGTCTGGTGCTGAATGTATTAGTTATATCAAATACAATAAAGGTATTGATAAGGAAAAAGAGATCATTGAACTTGCAGAATCTTTTGGCATTGTAGAAAAAGCTGGTGCTTGGTACTGCATTCCATTTCTAGAAAATGAGAAAGAGTTTAGTCAAGAAGCACCAAAGTTTCAAGGTCAATCAAAGATATATGATTTCTTAGTAGAAAGAAAAGATATTTTTGATTTAATTAAAAAGCGTGTTGAAGAAATGATATCTGATGATTAGAGTAATTGGATTTGATAATAAAGAACATAAATTCAATTTTGCTAAAAATAAGAAACGACGATATCAAGATAATAAATCTTCTCTCCATGAAAAAGCCAGACTGATAATCAAGGAATTGTTTCCAACATTATCAGTATATGAAGAAGTTACTTTGCCAGGATCTAAGAGGCTTGGAAGAACTTCATTATTATATGCTGATTTTTTTATACCAGAGATAATGTTGATAGTCGAAGTTCATGGTAAACAGCATTACGAATATTGCTCTTTCTTTCATAAAGACAAAATGGATTTTTTAAAATCTAAAAAGAGAGATATTGACAAAATCGAATGGTGTGGGTTAAATAATATTAAGTTAATAGCTCTACCATATAACGAGGAAAAAGAATGGAAGAATTTGATACAACAAAAACTGAATCAGTAGAAGTATTAGATAAATTTACGGAATGGGTAGAATCATTCTGTAAAGAAAATGGCATTATAGAATATAAAGATCGTGGCGAGTACGAGCCGATAATAAATATGTCTAGTGAAGATATTATGGCTCTATCAAGCGACGAATGCTTTACTTATGCAATTACGCTTATGAACTATGCTGGTATGTTACAGAAAAAATATGATCTAATTAATAGTCAGTATAATTGGTGCATGGAGGCTCTTAACTTTTTATATGCAAAATATTGGGATAGATATGATAAGTTTCTACCGGCAGAAGTTAGAAAGAAGTCAATTATTGTAGAAAATTCTTTCGCACAGAGTGTTGAAAAATGTAGACTCAGACTGTATGCTGGTATGCAAATGTTGGCTGAAACGACTAAAGACATAAAAAAAAGAGTAAACCTACTACAAGATTTAGGCAAGGCGAGGAATTATAAATGACATTACTATCATCCTTAAATAAAATTGTTGATCTGCTTGGAGACGGACTAAATAATAATGATTGGAATTTAATATCAGAAGCATACGAGCTATTTACTGGTGAAGTAATAGAAGTTAAAAGCCAAGATCCTTCTGATATGCTTGCAATGATGATGCAAAGGCTAGAAAAGCTTGAAAATACAAAACAGACAAGCAATAATAAGAAGAAAGATAAGACTAAGCAGGAAGATAAAAAAGAATCTAATTTTTCTGTAGAGTCTAATAGAAAATCAAGAAAAGTGACTGATAGAAAAGTAGAGAATAAGTTTGATCGTATGCAAGACATTATAGCGGAGGCTGGCAGGGAAGAAGGATTTGATCGTATCAATGATAATGTTAAACCATCTGATCGTAGTCGAAGACCATATCAACCAAAGATGGTGAAATGTTCTGAGTGCAATTCAGATCATGAAGTGCATCCATTATTTGCTAGAGATAATTATACTTGTGATAGGTGTATTCAGCGACGGGGTGGTTAATGTCTAAGATAGAAACAAGCCTTAAGAATATTGCGTCTGAACGAGCGGTACTGGCTGGCCTATTCCAATATGGTCAGGAAAGCCTGCTTGAAGTAGAATTACTTGTTAATGAAGATAGTTTTACTGTAGATGCAAATAAAGTTCTATATAAGTGTATTCTACATGCATTAAAGGATAAGGAATCTGCTGGATATACAGATATTTTATCTTCTGCTAAAAGCTTGCAATTAGATGAGTATGTAGAAAAAAATGAAGTTCTAAAGCATATGTCTGGGATCATGAATACTCCCATTCATATTGACAATGTTCTAGAACATGCTAAGAAACTAAAACGATTAGAGTTTGCTAGAAAGATTCAGTCTGAATTAAGAACAATCTACACAGACTTGAATAAAGTCACTGGCGATGAATCTATTACTGAGATATTGTCGCTAACAGAAAGTCCAATACAAAATATCTGTCTTTCTTATATTAAAGAAGATGAGTTATTGCCACAGTCTATTGGCAATGATATCGATGAATATATTAATCATCTACAAGATAACCAAGGTAAATCAATTGGAATTACCACTGGCTTTGCGGCATTCGATAAGGCAATTGGCGGTGGACTAAGAAGGAAGTGCGTCGATCTTATTGCGGCTCGCCCAAAGACAGGCAAAAGTTGCTTGGCAGATAATATGGCACTCTACGTTGCTAGTAAACATAAGATCCCTGTCTTAATGCTAGATACGGAAATGAGCAAACAAGATCATATTAATAGATTATTGGCTAATCTAAGCGAAATAGAGATTAATAAGATTGCTTCTGGAGAGTTTTTCCAGGATGATGAAAAGAAGGATAAAGTTATACAAGGATCGAATCTGCTCAAAGATTTACCATATGATTATATTAGCATTGCGGGAAGACCATTTGATGAAACGCTTTCAATTGCTAAAAGATGGCTAATTAAGAATGTTGGTTATGATGAAAATGGTGTGCTTAATGATTGTCTAATTATTTATGATTATCTAAAACTAATGACATCAGATAGTATAAATAATAATTTGGCAGAATTTCAAGTGCTAGGCTTTCAGATTACAGCACTACATAATTTTTGTGTTGAAAACGACTGCCCATGTTTATCATTTGTACAGTTAAATAGAGATGGCATCACAAAAGAAACAACAGACGTTGTTAGCGGCTCAGATAGACTAGTCTGGCTATGCACAAGCTTCTCTATCTTTAAAGATAAAACCGATGAGGAAAGAATCACAGATGGAATTGCATCTGGCAATAAGAAGCTAATACCCGTTGTGTCTAGGCATGGTCCTGGAATAGAAGACGAAGGATATATTTGCTTGCAAATGGATGGGAAGTATGCTAAGATTAGAGAGATCGGAACAATCAGGAGTATCAAGAGAAATGAACACGGTGGCCAACAAGGATTTGCAGATCAAGCAAACGCTGATTCTGAAAATCAAGATGATGAAGAAGATTTTTGAAGTTTTAGAATTTTTTGATATTGATGAATATTATGAGTCTAATAATTTAATTATTAGTAAATGTCCAATTCATGATGGCGATAATCCAACGGCTTTTAATATTAATATAGATGAAGAAAATGAAGAACATTATGGTAAGTGGTTTTGTAATACAAAAAACTGTCATAATGAAAAGCCAGGAAAAGATATTCTATCTCTTATATGGATGTTACTAGAGAAAAAGCATAATAAGCAAATAAAATTTCCAGAGGTTGTTAAATTTTGTAATAATTTTGCAGCTGATATTCATATAAATGAGAATAATCTAGTGGCCGCAAAAAGTGATGCTATTGATAAATTATTGAAAATGGAGTCTAAAAAAGCCTCTAAATCTAATGATGTAAAAATCGATAGAAAGACTGTTAGAAAGTATTTATCATTTCCAGCACAGTTCTATATTGATAGGGGTTTTTCAGCAGAAGTATTAGATATATTTGATATTGGACTATGTACTAATCCTAAGAGCCAAATGTATAGAAGAATTGTATTTCCGGTATATGATGAAAATGATGAGTTTATGATTGGCTGTACTGGAAGAACAATATGCAATGATCCAAGAAAGTGGATTAATCAAAAGGGATTTAACAAATCTAACTTTCTATATAATTATGGAAAAGCAATGGAGCATATTAAGAGGACTCAAACTATAATACTAGTGGAAGGTCAAGGAGATGTAATAAGGCTTTGGGAGGCCGGTATTCACAATTGTGTTGGCATGTTTGGATCTAAAATAAGCGATGCACAAGAGTTTTTGATTCAAAAAACAGGTGCTTCTAATATCATCACAATGACTGATAATGATGATGCGGGACAGGCTTGTGCAAAAGATCTACATAATAGACTAAAGTATTTATTTAATATATATTCAATTAATATTCCTAAAAAAGACATAGGCGAAATGACGGTTGATGAAATTAACTGTAGTATTAAGCCACAAATTGAAGGACGGTTTTAATGACAAAAATTATAGCTCTATGCGGTAAGAAACAAAGCGGCAAAACTACTCTGTCAAACTATCTTCATGGTCATGAGATGAAAAGACATGATGTAGTAGAAAAGTTTTTTATTTCACCAGAAGGTAATTTGGTGGTCAATTGCACTTTTTATGATGATAATGGCAAAGAGTTTGAAGAGATGGGTGTACTCGATCTTCAACAAAAGAATGATGAATTTTATCAGTATGCATCCAGAAGAATATGGCCATTAGTTCGATCTTATAATTTTGCAGACTCGTTAAAAGAAATATGCGTAATGTTATTTAATATGCCTCCAGAATGCGTGTATGGCACAGACGAACAAAAGAATCAAGTTCAAGAACATCTACGCTGGGAAAATATGCCGGGCATTACTGGTCAATCTGGCCCAATGACATCTCGCGAATTTATGCAGTTTTTTGGTACAGACGTTATGCGTAAAATGTATGAACCCATTTGGCTAGAAAACTGTATGAGACGAATAGAAACTGATAAGCCAGAAATAGCCGTTATTGGAGATTGTAGATTTACTAATGAGATTAAAATGGTTCAAGATAATGGCGGAAAAGTTATTAGATTAACTAGGTCATTATATAAAAGCGAGCATCAAAGCGAAATTGATGCTGATAACTATGATAAGTTTGATGCGGTTATTGACAATCAAAATCTCAGTATAGATGAATCTTGTAATAAGTTTGTATCTATTCTAATAGATATGGGAATTACTAAGAAAATTAGAGAAACTGGTAAATACACGGTTTCAATCAAATGATTATATGCTACCATAGAAGCTCATCTCTAGGTACATTAGAGATGTGCGAAATGAAGTACTTTTTCCAATATGTACTTGGAATGAAGGATAAGACTAATAAAAAGGCTGTTCTTGGCACTATCTTTCATAGAACCATGCAAGTATTGGCCGATAAGAAAAAAGCCCAGGCCAATAAGCAAAAGTTATTAAAAAACGATGATATTTGCAATTTAACTTTTGCACAGTGCGATGATATCGAATATATAACCCGACTGTGTTTTGAGTATTATAAAAAGCACGAAGAAGATGTTGGATTAACTAATACTGATTATAAAACATGTCTTGGCTGGGTTAATAAAGCATTAGCATATAATAATGGATCTCTAGATCCAAGAAATCAAGATATATATGCTACAGAGCTTTTCTTTGATATAGAAATTAAGAAGCCATGGGCAAAATATTCTTATGATATTAATGGTAAAAATTTTACTGGATACTTGGCAATCAAAGGCACAATAGATCTTATAGTTAAAGAGGACTCAGCATATTATCAAGTGCTAGATTATAAGTCTGGAAAAAGATTGAATTGGGCTACCGGTAAAGAAAAAACATACGAGGATTTATGTTCTGATAAACAACTTCTATTATATTTTTATGCATTAAAGAACATGTATCCAAAGTATGATTTTTATACTAGTATATTTTATATTAATGATGGAGGAGTATTTGATATTGTTTTTTCTGAAGATGATTACGATAAAGCAGAAAAAATGCTTAAAGAAAAGTTTG